AACAGTCGCCGCACTTGCTGCGACTGCAATTCCAGACGTTGTGCTTCCGCCGATCGTGACGGTAAACGTGCCATCCGCAGTCACCGGAATGGCAAACGTCTGCGTCATGTTGACAACGCTGCCGGCCCCTGATCCCTGCGTTGTGGTCGCCACAGTTACGCCGAGCGCAGAACCGTTCGACGTGCCGCCTGTGATCACAAACGGAACACCGGCCGTAGAAGCAGTCAGCAGCAGTGCACTGGTTGCGTTTGTTACAGTGAACTCGCGGAACTCTGCAATCGTGCTGGCCGCAATCGCCGTTGCCAGCAGGCCGCAGACATTGGAGACGGTCGCCGCCGTCGCCGTAACGCTGATCGACTTGCCGTTGATCGTGAGCGTGAACACGTCACCGATTTCAACACTGCTGGGAGTGATCCGAGTTTGTTGAGCAACTGCGGGAGCATCTCCGCGCCAGATTTTGATCGTCATGTGATTGGCCTTTTGTAATCGTTATCGTGAAACACGTCGCAGTGTGATTATACGTGGAACTTTGCTTGGGATGTCGGTCGGCTGTGTGTCTTTGATCGCAGGCAGCCCCCACGGGACGAGCCGGAACACTGTTGTTCCTTCCTGATTCATTCGTCCGCACGAACGATCTTCGATTTCGCCGTAGTCGGTGGAGGTCACAAGGTTCCGGTAAGCGCTCGCGCCGTCTGTGGATCGGTAGATAAGACTTCCGGGAAGTCCTTCAGCCAGGGTTGATCCCGGAGTGATGACGAGTTCCATGATTTCGTTTTTCATATTGAACTCGATGTAGTTCACAAATAGCGATGCCACGTCGAGAGTCATCTCGCCGAAGAACTCTGCTCTAAACCGGTCTCCAAAAGGGTCATCCGGACTATGTGCTGTCATTCGCATTCTGTGCGGACCATTGGTTCCGTTCTTCAGCGTCCAGCCAGTGTGGCCCCCGATCCGAAGCTCGTAGGTCTGCTTATACGGATTGAAGGCAGGCGCGAAATTAACATTAGTAAATCCAAGCGGCTGCAAAGTGTTGCGTCGACTGCCATTACTGGCAAGCATCAACGGCACAGTGCAGGCCCCTTTACCGGGTGCGGCCGCATAGGCGATACCTGCCTCAATTCCCACCCGATACCAGACATCGAGTTCAATGAAATCATCCGGATTGACCCGTTGGTCGACGTCCAGAATCGAAGCGAGGCCCGATTGTCCAACGTCGACATGCAGCGGCCCGCGTGCGATTCCGTTTGCTCGCACCTGAACCGCATAGACGTACGATTCAGCCAACCCAGGCGCAAGATTATACGGCGGAGGGGAGCCCCATATCGGCACGTCCGGCGCAATTGATTCGAGCACTGAGGAAAGGAATTGCCGTGTACCGAACGAGGATTCCCCAACTTCTTCAGGTCTTAAGTCTCCGACCCGTATGCTGGCGATGTTCTTTTTAAACTCACAGTTCCATGCGGACGGAATCAGTCCGCGACGAATGTAGGCATATGGCCCTGACGGATACTGTGCCGAGTCGCCTGACACCTGCCACGCATCGTAGACGCCTCCGTTTGCAGCCGGGGCCGCCATGCCCCATCGAACTGGCTGCAGGATCGCCCAGGACGAGACGTTGAGCGTGTCTGGACTGACGAAGTGATAGTACAGCGAATCAACGCCTTCGATCACATCTCGCTGCCAGCTGGCGGTCGAGAGGCTCGCGTAGTCGTCGATCGGCTCTGCCTGCATACGCCGCGAGATTTCGCCAGGCAGATCTGAACCGCCACCGCCGCAACATGGTTCTGAAGGATTGCCGAACGAGATACACATTATGCACCTCCGTATGGATCGGAAGAAGCAAAACTCCATTCGCGACATTGCCACGCTAGTACGAGCCATCCCGCTCCATAGTGCCACTGAGCCGCCCCAACGGCCCCAGACTTTACAGCCCCAGACTCGAATGGAATCCAATCGCGTGTATCAATTTCCGCCACAGAGTCACCTTGCGTAACGCTTGCCCACGCCTCTGTCACAATCTTCACTTCGCCAACATAGACCGGTGTCGTTGTATCGTCTTCCGGTGGTTCGTACGCAACGCAAGTGAATGAAGGAACTTCAGAATTCCAACGTCCACCACTGAAATCAAATTCCCACAGCCCTGGAAAAACATTTGCCCGGCAATCGGTGGCCGTGATTCCTGCTGCGACAAGTGCCGCGCGGAGTTCTGCGGTTGTGGCCTGGCAGTCGACGTGAATTTCGATTCCGCCGATTGTCAGAACCAAATCGCCTTCAAGCGAATCGCCGGACATCTCCACCGTCTTCACTGGTGATGACGGGCTGTACTGAAACAGCCAGCAGGTTCTTGCCGTCTGCGGATCGTATGTGAGCGGATCTGGCCCCTTTGCTATTAAGCGGGCAATGCCTCGATATCGGTGCGGATCCCTGCTGCCTGCCCCTGTCGGCTGTCGTGAGATTGCACGGCTATCTTTGACGAGCTTGCCGACTTCCGCGTGTTGATCGCCAGTCAATCCGAAAAGTTCTTCCGTCATCGCAGTGGCAATTCTGAAAACGGCATTTCGTGCTGAATGTCGAATCTCAGCGTGATCAGCCGACTTTTTGTCATTGGCTCCGACGTGCTCCTTTGCAGGGCATCGCTGATGTATCGGCCGTCCTCATCAAGCGGCACTGGCTCCGTGACAGGCTCCGCAGGATCGCCCGCCATGATTGGGATCTGCTGCCATACCTTCTTCAATTCGAACCCCGGAAGATCTTTACGCTCAACCTTTAGAGTGACCTCCTTCAATTGCACCGTGCCGAGATTCCAAACCTCCTGCGTCCATGTGCGATAATCTGCCAGGATCGTCCCCGTGATGGATGTATACCGCGATCTGTTTTCCGTGACGAATTCGCCACCCGCAGCAGCGGACAACAGCAATGTTCTCGGTTTCCATATCAGACCGCGCAGTTTGATGGTGTCAGAGTTCACCGCGCCGATGTGGGTCTGCAGCCATGCCGGATCTGCGGAAAAGTTCTTGCTGAATCCGTATTCAATGAGCGGGATCTGCTTCATCATTCCCTGAATGAACTCGCCCGCACGATTAACAACCGGCCGGCCTTTGTTGTCGAACAGTGTTGGCTGCTCAATCAGCGAGCTTGAATAGGTCAGCGACACTGGCCTTGCGATTGGATCCGCTTCAATCTGGCCGGCCTTGAACGGGGTGTACTCCGTTTCCAGTTCCCAAACCAATTTAGATTTGTGCGTAGGCTTACAGTGGTCGAGATAAAAGCCTCGCTCTGTCGGGTGCTCATCGCCCCATTTTGGAACGGGTGACATTGTGCGCAGGTCGGTCCATGTCACACGCTCATTTGTTTTCAGGATGATCTTATTGCGCAGGATGTTCGCAGTGCTGTCGCGACGATCCTCAACATCCATTTCATGCCACTTGAACTCTGTTATTGTCGCCATTATGCCCACGCCCTTGCTGCAAGAGGTTTCCCGCGCTCAACTTCTCGCACCAGTCGTTTTATGTCTTTGCCTTGCTCGATTGCTGCATTCTGTGCTTTCTTCTCTCGATCGCCTTTACCCATCACAAGAGCCATTTGTGCTACCACGCTTTGACCTTCCGAACTGCGAGCAAACACAGCCTTATTTTCAGTGGCTTTCTGACTGGCTTTCTTCGTGGCGTCGCCAGCATCTGTGGCGAGACTCGTACCGCCCGTCTGATCGACCAACGCCGGCTGAGTGATATTGGCCTGCTGCGTTTGGTAGTCCTGAAGCATCTGAAGATTTCCGGTGATCGCTGCCTCAAGTCCTCCGGAAACTGCAGCCCCAAGATTGACACTCTGAGCAGCTAGATTTGCTTCCAGTTGCCCAATTGCACGGTCTGGAATATTCGGCAGTTCCGCAAGCGTCGATCTGAACCCGTCAAGCAGCGGTGCCCATGCCATTGACAGTGATGCAATCCCGCCGCTTTTAATATAGTCCCAGATGGCCGTCATTGACGCGCGGATGTTTGTGCCGATGTTAATGAACACCGTGGCAACAACGTCGAACGCTTTAAAAAAGACCGACTTCCAGTTCTCGAAGAACCAGGCGAGATATGCCGGGAAGCTAACTGTCATGGAATGTATGAACATGGCCCCGAACCGAACCAGCGAAAGCCCGATATTGGTGAACGTAAGCTCCGCAATTGTCGGCCACTGCTGGAAGGACCACGCCGCGATGGCCGCCCATTCAACAAAGCTCTGCATCCAGTTTCCGCCCGTGATCCCGAGAGCGGTGGTGATTGCGTTGAATATTACGGAAACAACTTCCCAGACGGCTCCAAATGCGGCTTGGACGACACCAGCGACCGCCATGAATGCGGGCATCGCAGATTGCATCTGCCCTTTGAGTGAATCAAAGAACGCCGCCCCGTCAGCGAATAATTTATTGAATCCAAATGCGGCAATGATGTTCTCACCTAGCGAACGGACGGCGATGCTCATCTTCTGCGTCATAGCAGACCACATGCCACCTGTTGTCTGCGCCACGTTGGCGACCGCCCCGGCGTAAATCCCTGTCCCGGTCGTCATGTGCTCAATCGCCGCGTTCATTGTTGCGGCTCCGATCTCTCCGTCTTGCATCATTTTCGCAAGTGCCTGGCCGCTCTTGCCTGTCACCTTTTCCAATGCGTGGTAGATGTCGATTCCACGCTCAGCCATCTGGTTAACCAGATCAGTCTGGAACGCGCCTTTCGCCATCCCTTGTCGATAGATTCGAGACAGCTCCTCAATGGGAGTGCTGGTGGCTGTCGCGATGTTTCCGAGCTGGTCAAGCCGGCCGATCAACTGAGTGACGGGAATGCCCGCTTTGAATAGATCGCGGCCAGCGTCCTGAACTGCCTTGGGGTCGAATAGCTTTGCACCTTCCCACTTCTCCAATTCACGCATCAACGCTTTACCCTGCGACATGCTTTTCAGCATCGTCCCGAAGACCACAGCGGACTTCTCCGCAGCCATCGCTGTTTTAACGCCCCAGGCTGCAGCAGCAACGCCCATGTAAAGCAGTGCTGTTGCTCCAGCCTTCACAAAACCGATCAGTTTCCCGCCGATCATGCCCGCAACACTGCCAACGGCGCTGCCAAGCGACCTCATCCCCGCGACTGCCTGCGTCACCGCGAAGCGAGCCATCGACATTGCCGCGCGTCCGGCCGCTGCGGAAAGTCCGAGGAAGCCACGGGCTAATGATGCAACCAGCATTCGTGCGGCTGCCAACGGGCTTAGCAACGCCGTCGAGACGATCTGCACGCCCCGGAATGCGACCGCCGCTAATCTTGCAGCCGCTCCGACTATCTTCAGGGCAAACGCCCCAGCTTTGCCAGCAGCCCCAAGAGCCACAAGCCCGACGAAGATCATCCGTAACTGCGGTGGCAGAAACGCGAGAAATTTACTCATCAGAACGAACTGAAGTTTCAATACGTGAACCATCAACTGCAGGCGAAAGAAAGCAGCAGCGACCGCAAGCACAGGCTGGAGAACCGCCGCCATCACCTTGAATAGCGTTCCGACGACGCCGATCAGAATCTTGAAAGGCGCGATAATTACGGAAAACATCATCCGGAATGATGCGATGATCAGCTTCACGACAACGGCCAGTCCAGCCAGTGGTGCCAGCAGTAAACCGATTCCCGCGAACAGATAATCAAGAACGCCCACGACAAGCCCAGCAGCTCCTGCAAGGTAGGCCGCTCCGGTCGCGGCCAGTCGGAATGTGGTCGATAGGAATCCGAGCTTTCCGCTGAGCATCACAAGCGGCTTCGCTGCCACTGACGCCATTGTCATGCCCGTGCTGGCCGCAGCCAAATTAAATTGAAGGCCGGCGACGGAATGCGATAGGTCTTTTACAGCGGTTTGCGCAGTCGTCAATCGGTCTGCTGACTGCGCAATGCTGTTGAACCCTGTCTGAATCTTGCCCAGAGACGATGTTGCTAACTGGGATCCAATATCGAGTGCCTTGAGAGAAGCAATGCTGTTCCCCAGGTCGGCACTGATTTTGAAGTCGAGATCCTCAAGTGCCATCACAGACTTTCTAGAATTTTGTCAGCTATCAACTGGGCCTCAGACTTCGGCGGCGAGTTGTCAAATTTCGGCATAAAGTCATCAGGCTGCAGATCTTCGTCCACCCACGCCCTTCTGAGGCTCCATGTCTGGTGTGCTACGCGATAATCATCCCGATCGTCGCCGAACGGAAAGAGTTTCGCGTAGGCCATCCATTCATAAATCTGCCGGCGATTCAGCACGGTTTCCAAAACGTCCGGATGCACGCCATACCGCCCGCCAAGTGCCAGGCAAAGCCGAAACATGAATTGCTTTACGGTGTCGTTTCGGACTTTTTTTCGGCTTCCTCTGCCACCTTATCTTCACCGCCATTATGCAGGCTAATCATCTTGACCAGAGCCGATACAAGTCTGGTTCTGCCCTTCAGCAGTGATTCAGCGTGGTCTTTGCTTGCGTAAACCGGCGTGCCATCCGGATTGATAATTGACTCCTGAATCAGCGACTTTTCTGCTGCACTGGCGACCGCTCCGCCTTTCTGATTCGACTCAAAGAATTGCTTCATGCGAGCCATCGGAACGGACTTCACTCGTACCAGCATTTCCGGATCGAATGGCAGTGGATATTCTCCAATGTCAGCGGCGGAAACTTCGGCAATGTTGTCTGAACAAAAATACTTAGTCACGGGATTCCTTTTTTGTCACGGATCAAAACGAAAAACGCCAATTCACTACTCGGCAGGTTTTGGAGCAATATCGAGATCAGTCGCGTAGGCTTTCTCCATGTACTCCAGCCACTTCTTTGTCTTTGCGTCCAACTGCTTCACGCCATCAGCGGCCCGCAGTGCTTTCACTTGTGCGATTCGCTCTTTGCGCACGGGGCTGCTTGTGTGCCTGTGGACTGCGTTCCGGCATTCATCATCTGCAGGAACTGCCTTACCAATTACGCAGAGTCGCCAGCAGTCTGGGTGATCGATCTCAGTACCGGCTGGAATCGCCAGAATTGAGTCGATCCCACGTTTGTCGCTACTCAATAAAAATAGCGGGTTAATGGCCTGCTCATCGGCCAGCAGAACAGCTTTCATGGTGTTTCCCGTCACGGGTTAAAGAACAAAAGTCACGGGACAGCTGGGCCTGCTTTCGCAGGGCACCAGCCTCCCGTGACGGAGACAATTACGCTGGGTCTGCGATGTTCCAATCAACTTCGGTGAGTAGGTCAAATTCGACCTTACCCATGAAGCCTTCACCACGCTTGCCGCTCAATGTCAGCTTTGTGACCAATAACGACAGAGTCAAAACCACACCTGACGAACTGACGGTAAATGAGCTGGCAAGTGTCGAGTTTTCGTTGTACGCAACCTGCAGAGCCTGCTGGACTGCTCCAAGCGGATCGCGAATAATGTCTGCGCTGAGCGTGCCTTTTCCGCGAAGGCCAGAGGCAACAGGAGCCAGGTAGCTGGAACTAATATCCGCGTTTTCGAATGTCAGGTTTTCGCCAAGGTCCAACTCGATATTGTCGAGCCCTGGAACCTCTGTGAGCGTAGCTGAAACTGTGATCTTCAGCATCGAGCCCTGAACTTTGTGTGCCACTGGTACGGCCATGATTATGAGCCTTTCAAAATGTCATTGAATCGTTGAATAATTCTCTGCCGAACCAGCGGCCTGAGTTCTCGCCACTGTCTCTCAAATCTCTTGTGCGTCTCAGTTCGCCCCGCATATTCCCGAGCGAACTTGAGCCCCACAATTGCGGTGGCCCTCGCCACTCGAACAAATATAGCCTGTTTTGTTTTTCGCCTGCTTGACGGCGTTTGGCTCCGTATCCACTTCCCTGCAATCATCGCCTCGTCAGCAATAATTGCAGCAACCTCGTTTTCAAAATACGCAGCGAATTCCATTGGCGTCATTGATTCGCCTTACTCGCTCCACACGGCCTGTTCACCGCTGATGTCGTAGATGTTCGAATACTTTGGATTGGTATCATTGTGCTTGCGGCGTATCGGGTATTTCGTCATCCCGAATTCGTCTGTTGACTGGTCATAAAGCTGCCAGACCGTCCCCCTGATTGTGGCCTCCATGATCACGCCGTCTTTCAGCCTTAACCGGGTCAGATCCGCCGTTGCAACGCTGACTGAACCAGTGACCGGAAACGAGCCTTCACCCGAATCCGTTACGTCCGGAATGTCGACGATTGCCTTGATCTTCACGCCGCCATCGAGATGGAGAGTGATGAGTTCGGCAAAGTGGTCCATGTTCATGAACACCGTCGAAACGTGCTCACGCATTAACTGGTTTAGGCTCATTCGCTGGTTCCGTTTCTTCTGGAAGAACTTCGTCCGTGATCACTCGCGGGCGGGCCTTCGCGTCAAAGTCGACAGGAACTAATGCGACCCCGATATCTGATCGCAGGGCCTCGACCTCTGCTGCCGACAGATCAACAGGGACGCCGGGCAAAAACTCGAGAGTCTTCTTGGTTTCCTTGCCCTTCTTCCCGATGGTGATCGTTCGGCGAAAGCCTCCCGGCCACGTTCTCTTCAGCATTACAAACGGCATAAACACAGCTTTCAAAAACTGACGCCACCACCGTGAAATGATGGCGTCAGTGGCGCGGAGAATAAATCAAGTAAACGTGGTCAGAACAGCCTTCCACCACGCCAGATATCCGACGTTGTAGCGACTCTCGGTCATGAACTTGACATCCTTTGTTTCGATGTCATCCAGCCCTTTCATTTGGCGGCTGATAGGCTCACGAGCCTGGAACACGAACGGCTTCAATGCGCCGTCAAGATTGAACAGATACATCTTCGAGCTGTCGGTCAGGTATGCACTCGACACGATGCGAGGAGCATCAACAACAACGTTGCTGTTGTTGCTCAGTATCTGTGCTGTCAACGCTTCTTTCGCGATGACTTCGAAGTCAGGATTGACGACGCAAAGCAGATTTGTCAGCCCCGTTGAGACTGGCCGATTCAGCAGTTTTCCCTGATCGTTCTTGAACTTCAGCATTGCTGCGCGGGCAGCGTGAAACGCCCCGCGAAATTCTGCCGCAGTTGGGACGGTGCTGGTTGCGGCAGCGTAGGTCAGATCGTTGTCCTGCGTGCCGCTGTCACCCCAGCTATGGTCCGTGTCAAAGAAGTACTGACTGTCAAAGCAGGCAGTCGTTTCGCCGTTAACAAGTGCAGTGAAAAACAACTCGTCCGGATGGTAGGCGGCTTCGATTGCCAGGTCTTCCATCAGTGGACCGTAAAGGCCCATGCGGTCGTCAGCGAGGTCCGTCTTCTTGATCAGCAGGGAGTTTTCCCAATGCTTGTTCGTAATCGTGAACGTGCCAGCTCGCAGTTCTTTGAACTGGCGATCTCCGAGCCATTCACGAATTCCCGGCATACTGCCGAGCATTCCGTAGCTTTCGTCGAAGCCATCACTCTGGATGATCGTCGAAATCTGGGGATAGAACGGAGTTGCGGACTTCAGGCGGTTGTCAAACCGTTGTGTCAGCGTCCGCAGCGTGACTGTTGCTTTTGCTGTATCGAGAGCCATTGGGAGTTCCTTTTCAAACCCCCGTCACGGTAATCACACTGAGGAAAATTAACTCTGTCGCGGGTAAGCCGGGAACGTTGCAACGTTGATCCGGCCTCCCGTGACGGAGACACGAAATTTCTTTACTTCAGGCGTGCTTCGAGATCCAAAACACGCTGCTGAAGATTCTTAATTACATACAGGATCGTGATGCCTTCGGCCGCGTTGGAAAAACCAAACGGCGTACTGCTTGTAATCGCTGCGATTGCATAGTCCGGAGTACCAGCCGCGTCTGCTGGCGTGATGGTTGTGAGCGGAGCAACTTCGAGTGCTCCGACTCCGATTGGCTTGATTGCAATGATCGCTTTGGTGGTGCTGACAAATCGCACAACACGCCCAATGCGGACGCTAGTTGCGCCAAGGGCAAGAACGACGGCGTAGTTGTCATCGCCATAGGCGGTCATTCCAACGTCGGTGATGGAGTTGAATGTCCCAGTCAGCTCGAAGTCGCCTTCTGTGTATACCTCGACTTCGATTGCGCCGTCTGCTCCGCTTGTGTTGTCAGCTTCACCAGCCGCAATACCGACGAAAGCGTTTACGCCAGTCGCTGTGACATCGCAGGCATAGCCCGCAGCGTTCACGTAAACTAGAGTGCCCTGATAGATTCGTGTCGATTCCTCAACCGGGTAGCTGCGTCGATCCCCGTCCTGAACCTTCACAAGTTGATTGGCAGTCACTGCCATTGTTTCGCTCCTGAAATGATTGTTGAACTGAAGATGCTCTTGCGGAGCGAGTAATTACGTGCCGGGAACCAACAGGTCTAAGCCATCGTCAACGCGACGCATTGCCACATACTCATCAACCGTCATGGTTTTTGCGTATGCTGATTCCGCTTTGAATTCCGCCTTGTACTTGGCATTCTCGTCAGGCTTGGCGGATTCGCCGGCGTTGGCATCTTCGCCGACTGGCGTGTTCGATTTGCAAAGCACATCGAACAGGGAAGACTGCACGTCAGCAATGCTCATGGTGGCTGACTCGCAATACTTCGACGCAAGATCCGGCTTGCCGGCCTGTTTGCACAGGGCGTGAATCTCGGTGATGCGGTTTCGCTCCTCGGCGATTGCCTGAGCCTTGATTGCCGCAATGTCAACCGCCTCAGCCTTTGGTGTCTCTGGTGTCTTTTCTGACATCGTTTCCGGTTCCTTCTTTTCTGGGACGGCAGCGAGTGCCCTCATTTGTGACTGTGCCCACGATGGAGCTTTCTCGAACTTGCTCACGTCAAAGTGTGCCGTGATTTGTTTATTGGCTGCGATGTTCGTGATGAACCCAGCTGCCTTCGCTTCTTCTGCTGTGTACCACGTCTCTGCACTCATTGCGGCGCGGAGGTCTTCTTCCTTCATCTTCGTGCGAGAGGCATAGGTCAGTACTGCCTGTGTCGTCAGCTTTTCCAGCAGTGATGCCTGAGACAACAGGTCTTCTGCTGTGCCTTCCGCGAAGGTTCGCGGCTCGTGAATCATGAACATGGCGTTCTGCGCCATGCTGATCGTGTCGCCAGCCATCGCAACGATGGTGGCCATTGAAGCAGCCAGCCCGTCAATGTGGACATTGATTTTCGCTGAGTGATTCTTCAGCCCGTTGTAAATGGCCATCCCCTGCCAAACGCTTCCGCCAGGGGAGTTGATCCGGACATCGATTTCTTCAGCCGCGCCAATGGCAGCGAGTGACTCAGCGACACTTTTGGCAGTCACGCCGTCAAAGAAAAACGACTCGCCAATAACGTCGTAAATCATGATCTCAGCTTTTTTCCCGCCGGCGATCATGCGAACTGAATTTAGACCATTTGACTTCGTCATGCTGCCTGCTCCATCTGTTGTGCGGTTTGCTCTGCCGTTACGGTCGCCGCTTCAGATTCCGCGACGGCATTCGGCCGGATGTTGCCTTGGCGTTCCATCTCTCGCTCAATGATTCGCTGAGCAATGACTTCTTCAAGGTCTTCCTGATTCTCCGACAGCTCTTTTGCCAGCGTCGTCAGGTTGTAGTCCAATGCCAATCCAGTCGCTCGCACTTCTTCAGCGGGATTGATCGCATATGACCAGCGAGGCCCGGCCCAAACGTGGCGATTGAAAGCGTGCTTATTGTCTCGGTATAGGCGGGCGTCTATATCGACAGCTCCCACGATGACCGACTCTTCAACAAGACGGTGCCAGAACGGACGCAGCATAGATTCAGCAATGAGTTTCTGTCGCACTTTGGTCGACATCTTCGCAGCATTCAGAACGATCCGGCCGCCAGCAAATGAGACGCCACGCCAATCCTTCATCAGCATTTCGTAAGGCCAGTTGAGCGCCGCTGCGATGGTGCGATTGTTGTACTCCTGAAGTGTTCCGACAGAGTTCGCTTTATTAGGGGCAGAGAAAACGATTTCGTCGTCTTTGCCCAGATAATTAATAGAGCCTGGCCGCACATCCTGAAGCCTCCGGCCATTGTCTGTTGATGTTGCCGCTCCGATGGCAGCAGCCACTGGAGACGCTTTTGTTTTGATAAATCCCGCGAAGCACTGCTCAACCTGTGCTCCGATGATGCCAGCTTCTGTGAGGTCTTTTCCGTCTTTGGCTCGATTGAGTGCGCGAGTCATCCACGGGAGCCCGCGAGACTGGCCGGCAAACCACTCGACAAAGATGTGCTGAACCCGCCACGACGGAATCAGCGTGTAAGATGTGCCGAATTCTTTGTTGTCGTTCGGGTGATTGTCCCGAATGTAGTACCCAACAATCTCTTTGTTCTTGCCGTACTTGATGCCCATCCGGACAGACGGATCTGCGATAAATTCTGCCGGCGTTTCGACGCGGTCGGAGTCAACCACTTCCACGCAAAGCGGAATCGGTGCGTCCGGGGTCGATGTGTCAGACATCACGACGAATGTTTCGCCGTCTGAATCCACGCATCGACAGGCCAGGCTGATTTTCTGCCACAACGACTTCTTGCGAGTCCGGCAGGCTGTTGGCTCAACCTGCTCATAGACTTCCTCAAGCTGCCCATTCAGTCGCTTTGCCTGTTCGGCAGTGACTACGCCCTCTTTGGCTTTGATTTTAGCCTGAACAGTGAAGCCAGTCCCAACGACATGCTCTGCCCGGCTGTCAATCGCACCGCCGACAAAGTCGTTTCGGTACAGTTCACGGCTGCGAATGCGTGTTGTTTCGAGGTCTTCTTCAAGAAACGCATCAGCAGACAGTCGTGAGCCCAGCCACTTGCCTTCTCGCGTGCGGTCGCTCTCAGCTGACTCAAGAGCGCGGGCAAAATATCGCTCCGACTGTTCAAACTGTTTGCGTGTTGCGATTCGCTGAGCGCCCCAGACTGGAGCAACTGCGAAAACAGCACGGTCTATGAATGATGCAATGCTCATCCTCGCACCAACCTGACATAGTTGGTGACAATGCCGTTTACTTCGGCAGAGATTCGGCCTTCCAGCCAATCGATCATGTCCCGCATTGCGGGGAGACTGGCCGCGTTATAAGTCCGGCCGCTGATCTGGTAGCTCTGGCCAGTCGCGGCAATCAACGCAACGCCTTCACGAAACAGAGCAAGAAGCTCCGCGTCAGAATAGCTGTTGGCAGTGGTGACTTTTGTAACCATGCCTGGAGATTAGCGGCATGACGGGAGATTCTGAAGAACTTTCGCCGGCTGTGTCCTATGCTGTAGGATCATCATCGTTCTCTGCTGTCAGCCACTTATTGTTTTCGGGTGTGAACTTACACACCTTGCAATGAAGATACCTCACACGCCAGCCGCCTCCGATTAGTCGTGTTGTGTGAACTCCGATCTTCCCAGAGCATCCCGCGCACGGGCATTTGTCGCCAGGCAGCGGACCATCTGCACGAGTTCTCACCAGTCGCGTCAGTTCCAGCTGCGTCAATTGCTTCTCCTGCGGATCCAACCACCTGATCTACCTTCATCCTCAGGCGTGCGAACAAACGCCGAATTCTCTTTTTCTTCCCGGACGGCTTTTGATGGCGTCGATTCGAGCGGGATGTCTCCGGATTCGACGATCAGCTGGCCGAGTGCGAGCCCGTATCGAATGCAGTCTCTAAAGTCATTCGGCGAATTCTCGTCTTTTCGAATCCACAGGAGCTTCGCGTTGCCGCGATGGTCGATCTTGTCTGCCAAGGTCGCGTTGCAAATCTCCGTGAGAAATTCCATATCATGCGCAGCCTCAACACAAAGTGTTAAAGCTCCCTGCTCACCGGGCAGCCTTTCGTCCAGTCTCGCCTGCAGATCGGTTTCCCAATAGTCTGTATTCACCCCGAAGAGCAACTGGCCTTCATTCTCACCCCGTTGAATTTCGCCGAGCCTGTACGGCTTTCCTCCAATGTCGCCCTCTCCCTTACATGGGATAACAGACTTATGGGTGTTACAAAAGTCGTAGGTCGTTTTTGTGTCGTATCCAGAGTCAGCGGCTGACAGCAATGGTGTCATTGGCGCGTGGCCGTCAAGTCGCTTGTACTGCCTGCGAATAACCGTTTGCCAAATATCACCGAGCGTTTTCCCGAAACCGTAGTCAACAACTGCCACAGCCTCATTTTCAAAATGCCCGAGAACTACCCACTTCACGAATCCACCTGCCTCACCCTGCTGATCGATAGTGCATGTGAGAAACCTGACACCGAGCGGCACTAGCCCGCGACCGACCGGCGTTGATAGCCTGTCGCGAACACGCTCCGGAGTGCTCTTGGATTTCTTAGCCTCCCATGTCTCGCCTTTGTCTTCATTGATCCACTGCTGCAGGTCGCGAGGCTTTTTACACTTGCTCAGGAAGTCGTCAACGATGTCTCCCCAGCCGTGAAACAGGGCATAGAACACACTGATCTGGCAGCCGTAATCGGATCCCCAGTTCAGCGGCTTTCCGATCAACCAGCTGTGATCGTCCGGCGCGAGGCTTCGGGCTTCCATCGCCCTCTCGTGGTTCACTTCGCATCCGGCTGGCACCCAAACGCCGCGATTGATCATCCACGGGCGGTGAATATCGTTAATGCGTCCCTCGCAGTGCAGGCAGACATAGTGAGCCGTGCGACGTGCGAGCCCTCTGTCGGTTTGGCCGCTGGGGGTCTTCTCGTAATGAATCATTCCCGGCCCGGAACCGTCGCCAAATTCGAGCGTCTGGAATTTGAAGCAGTGCGGGCAGGGAACGTGATAGCGGTGATTCGTGGACTGCAGACGCCCCGTCTCGATGGCGCTGCGTCCACGAACGCTTGGAGTTGATTCAAGGATAAACTTTCGGTCTGGGTATTCAGCTCCACGTTTCCTGAATCGCTGGATTGGATCCCCTTCCGTCGATGTTGACTCGACCACCCACTTATCGATCTCGTTCCCGACGCCAACCCGGATTGACTTGTCCGCAAGACGGCTCTTTCCGCGAGGCCACGCGCCATGGCAGACTGACCGCTGCAGTTTGATCTGGGTTTTACTTTGCCGGATCGCACGGGGGGCCTGATCTCGCAAGCGGGGGCAATGCTCAATCATCTTCCAGAATCGGCCAAATACGCTTTTGCAGTTTGTTTCGTCCGGAGTGGCGAACATTGTTTCTTCCGGCCGCTGATCCATAGACCGCTGCAGCATCGCCAACGTGAAGTTGGTCTTGAACATTCGTGCTGCCCACTGCAGCCAGATCGTGCGGAACTGGATTGAGTCGTACGCCCAGCATGGACCCTGCGGAGCTGTCACCCAAGGAGATTGCTGCTCTGAGAATGCTTCGCCCGTGTGGGAGTAGAAGTGCGTGCGGATCCAGTCGGCGGCGGATTCGTTCATCCGAGGCTTGAGCAGCTCCAGCATTGTGTCGAGAACGAAACTCACTTCTTTCGAATCCTTAGGTCGTCGCAGATCTCTTTCAGGGATGTTCTGACGGTGTCTTCGATGGCTTCTTTTATTGGTGCCTTGAGTTCGCTCGGGCAGATGTTGGCACACTTCAAGCCGAGCGATCCCAGACGATTCACCAACCGAGATACGGCGATTGACAGATCTCGCTCAATGTCTTCCTTTCGGACCAGTCGACCACTGGCAAGATCGTTTTTCAACTGGCGAGTTCTTGCATTTTCCCAACGCTCAGCCATCTCAGCTCTCTTCAGCTCGATTCCGATTTCCGACACTTCAGCATCTTCGGCGACCGCTTTGATATTTTCTGACCGCCACTTCTGGACTGCTTCAGCCGATGTTCGCGGACAGCCTCGCGCGAAGTATTTCTTCAGCGTGGTGTCTGAGACTCCGACACCCTCAACAAGTTGCTTGATTGTCAGGTTGCGGGGCTTGACAGCTCGCTTTTTTGGCTTCCGCTTCGTTTTTGTTTTGGCCTGCTGCATTCGTAGCTGTTTGGGAAGGAAGGAGCCCCCTAGGAATTTTTGTTATTCGCGAACTGCGCGCCGTGTCCCC